AAGGCGACTTCCAGTTCACGGAAGAAGAATATCAGCCAGAGACCACTACCGGCGCTCTAGCGCGAGGCATTAGCCAGTTTATGGTTGGGTTTATCCCTGCGGTTAAGGGATTGAAGTATGCGGGTATGAGCGCTGGTATTACAAGGTCAATGTTGGCTGGCGCTGTTGCTGACGCTACGGTATTTGATCCCTACGCGGGACGGTTGGCTGATCTGGCTAACCAGTACCCAGAGCTACAAGGGCCGGTTACCGACTTCCTTGCTACCGATATTAATGATTCCGAGGCGTTTTCTAGGTTCAAGAATGCGATAGAGGGTGCTGGGCTAGGTTTGTTGGGCGAGGGCTTTGTTAAAGCGGCTAGAATGATTAAGGCTCGCCAGACTATCAAGGGTCTTGCTGACGATACAGGCCAGAAGCCAAGCGAGTTAATAGACGAAACGATTGATGATGCCAAGTTGGATGACGGCACTGGCGCTGAAAGCCGGGCGATGGTTGAGCTACGGACTAAACAAGAAGAAGCGGAAGGCGAGTTCATCCCATTTGAAGACTTGGCGGCACAAGAGAATGTCGGCTTTGTTCTTCCTGAGTTTAAGACTGGGCGAGGGGATGCCAAGCCAGAGGCTGCGGAGAACATTAATCTCAACAACCTAAACACCACTGAAGAAGTAGACGCACTAATCAACCGCGTAGCGGAAACTGATGCTCCTACTATCAATGAGGCTAGAAGGCAGAAGGTTCTTAACGAAGACTTGCCTAAGCTGGCTGATGATCTAGGCATGACGGTTGATGACCTGCTGTCCAGACCCAAGGGCGCGGCGTTTAATGCGGAGCAGATTCTAGCTTCCCGCAAGATTTTGGTAGCGTCTGGTGAAAACCTAGTTCGCATGGCTAAGAAGGCCAATAGCGTTGATGGTACAGAGATGGATCTGGCTTTGATGCGTCGGGCTATGACTCAGCACCGGGCTATCCAAGCGCAGGTTTCTGGAATGACTGCAGAGGCTGGTCGTGCGCTACAGCAGTTTAGGGTTGTAGCTGAAAGTTCGCGTCTGCAAGAGAAAGCCATCAGGGATATTCTGACTGCTAATGGCGGGGATGGATTGAATCGCAAGATGGCAGAAATGTTATCGGAGTTAGACGATCCAGCGAAGGTTGGCAAGTTTGTCCGCAAGGCATCTGACGCAACCAAGTTGGACAAGCTATACGAGTTCTGGATTAACAGCCTGCTCTCCGCACCCGCTACTCATGTGGTGAATATTGTTTCCAACATTATGACGGCAGGATTCTCTGTATCAGAGCGCAAGGTAGCATCACTAATCGGTGGCGGCAGAAATATACCGAGGGGTGAGTCTGAAGCGCAGCTAGCTGGCATGGTTGCTGGCGCAAGAGATGGTATGCGTCTTGGATGGAATGCACTCAAGACCGGCGAACCAACCGATCCATTGCAGAAGATGGAGGCTGAAAACCATAGGGCAATCACTGGTGAACAGCTAGGGTTGTCGGGTACTGCGGGTCGATATGTGGACTATATTGGCGAAGTTGTCAGGACTCCCGGCAGACTCTTAACTGCTGGTGATGAGTTCTTTAAGGCTGTTGGTTATCGCATGGAGCTAAATGCCCAAGCATATCGGCAGGCGTTTAACGAGGGGCTAGATGGTGACGCGGCGGCGGCTCGGATGATGGAGATCATCGAGAACCCTCCCGAGAACATCAAGATGGCTGCTACCGATGCAGCTAGATACCAGACGTTCACCAACCGATTGCCCGAAGGCAAAATGACATGGGTTGCGGAGATTGGGCAACTAGCTGAGGGGGCTAGGCATGGCAAGACGATTGGGCCATATGCACGCGTTATTGTGCCATTTGTAAGAACGCCCACAAACATTATGAGTTACCTGCTCGAGCGGACTCCTCTTGCTGTCACGTCTCAGTCAATCAGAGAGGACATTGCTGCTGGTGGTGCGCGTAGGGACTTAGCGCTAGGCAAGATAGTTACTGGCTCAATGGTCATGGCTGTTACTGCTGAGTTAGCTCTGGCTGGGCATATTACTGGTGCTGGTCCAGTCAATACGAAGATGCGGAACATCCTGAGAGAGACGGGTTGGCAGCCATACTCAGTCAAGGTTGGCGATACTTATTACGCTTACAATCGACTAGACCCCATTGGTGGGTTACTAGGGCTGTCTGCGGATATGACTGAGATTCTAGGTCAGACCACGGATGCTGATGCCGATGAGGTTGCTGTTGCTGCTGTCTTGGCTATATCTCAGAACATGGCAAGCAAGACATACCTAAGCGGTGTGTTTGATTTTATTGAAGCATTCTTCATGGCAAGCACAGATCCAGAGTCCAGCAACTACAAGCTCACGAACTGGCTTAACCGACTAGGTGGGTCAATGGTTCCATCCTTCTTTGCTGCTATAGAGCGACAGGTTAGCCCTGAGATCAGCGCAACCTACGACGTGATAGACCGTATTAAGTCTAGGATTCCTTGGATGTCAACAGGACTCCTACCCCGTAGAAATATCTTTGGGGAAGTCATTGTGCCTTCTGGTGGATTAGGGCCAGACATCATCTCGCCCATCTACACCAACGAAGTTAAGGACAATCCTGTTGCTGACGAGATGGTACGGCAGCAAGTGCCTATTGGAATGCCGAGACGCACAGTCAATGGTGTAGACTTAAATCCAGAGCAATACGATCAATACATCCTGTATTACGCGGGAGAGGGCTTAGGGAAAGGTATACCCAAGCTAAAAACTGCCCTCGGTAATCTTATAAAATCTACAGGTTATCGGAATGCAACTGATGGTCCTGATGGCGGCAAGAGTCTTTTGATTAGATCCACTTTCGCCAACTACAGATCCGCTGCACAGAAGAAACTCTTTGAAGAAAATGCAGAATTAAACCAAGCAAGAATTAATGCTTTGGAACAAAAGCAAAGAAAACTCACAGGTAGATCACTATGACCGTAACGAATACGACTGCTCGTAACCAATACACTGCTACAGCAGGGCAGACTGTTTTTGCGTACACGTTCGAGGTGTATAACAAGAATGACCTTGTTGTACTACAGAACGGTACGACTCTATCAGAGGGTACTAACTACACCGTATCGGGTGTGGGGAGTGACTCAGGCGGTAACATCACGCTGACTTCTGGTGCTACTGCCGGTGACATTATTACTATCTACCGAGACATGGCGCTAGAGCGTCTGACCGACTACCAGAACGCGGGTGACTTCTTAGCCGCCGAGGTTAATGAGGACTTCGATAGACTGTGGTTGGCTACGCAGCAAAACGCTACTACCGACGGGCGAGCCATTAGAAAGCCTGTTAGCGATCTGGACTCTATCAACATGGAGTTGCCTGCGGCATCTAGCAGGGCTAATAAGCTACTGTCTTTTGATGGCAGCGGTAATGTACAAACATTATCTAGCACCACCAACGCGGCTACAGATGCAACAAATGTAACTTACACAGCAACCGGCACTGGCGCTGTTGGGCGCACTGTTCAATCAAGATTAACCGAGTCTATCAGCGTAAAGGATTTTGGTGCTAAGGGTGACGGTACTACGGATGACACTGCGGCTATTCAGGCTGCGATTAACTATGCTGCTACAGCTAAACTTGGTGTTGTTTATTTACCTGCTGGCCATTACAGCATTACTCGAATTTACTTAAACCATGATCCTTCAAATAATACAGGCTATCCATCAGATAGTTACTACCAAGGTCGTATTCGACTACAAGGTGATGGTAGGGCTACCAAGCAGAACCAAGCCAACTCGGCTAGAACAGGCACCTTGATTGAAAGCACATTGACAACAGGTAATGTTATCGTTTGCGATGGCACTTCTTCAGGCACTACAGCCCAGCAAGTGCAGATTAAAGACCTTTCTGTGTATGCCAGCACATCTGGCTCTGTGTTTAGATTTATTTCTGTTGTTCAAAACTCTGGCTTTGAAAATGTTTATATTCGTCAAGGCGGGTCAGGTGAAGGCATTAACTGGCAGGACTGCTGGGTATCTTTTATCCGTAATGTCAGAATTGATGGTGCGGGTAAAGCTACAAGCAATGACGGTATCTATCTGCGTAATATTACTTCTGCTGGTGGTTTTGTTGATATGGTCAGCGTTATTGTTAATGCTTTCCATACATCTATTAGAATAGGTCATGAGAATTATGGTTCGGGATCGTGACTGGGAAAC